ACAAGACAGGCGGCTCATGCCGCGGTCGTAGGCTGGGTGATGGGGAACGCCAGTTGCGTTGATTCTCTCCCACACCTGTGTTGTTGTCCACTGATGTATGGGCAGCCATTCATCGACGTGTCGTTTTTTTGAAGAGGCGCGCGTGTTGAATATGAAGGGGTTTCGTTTAGCCCGGGCAGGCGATTCTTCGGCGCGCAGGCCCATGCAGTGCAAAATCTTGACCTGGGATTTTGTCTCCAGGGTTTCTTTGCCTAGTTTTACAAATAGTTTTTGAATCTGAGCGCGCTTGTGGTCTGAGGTGCAGTAGCGCGTGGTGCTGCTCGGCCACCTGCCCCGGGATCTGACGTGGTCCAGAATGTCCCCCTGAGGTCGTGAGACCACTTCTAAGCGCAGGTTGTAATGATTGGCATGCTTCTGGGCCAAGGCTTTGGTGCCGGCCCACTCAGCGCGTTTGAGGTCTGCGTGTGCTGTCACCAGTTTGGTTCTGGGGTAATCCTGGGCGTCGGCTAGGTTGACAATTTCATCGAGCATGACCTGGCTGTCCTTGCCTGCTGAGGTGCTAATGACTACCCAGTCGTATTCATGTAGGTTTTTCAATTCAGGTCCTTGGTTAGTGTTAATGGTTTTTTCCTTACCTCTTTTTTAGCGTAGTGGCGTAAACATGTCAAGTAAAATCGTGCGTAGTCTTAAAAAAAAATTGCAAGGATATCAGGGGTTTAGTCAAAAACCCTACGGCCCCCGCCGTAAAGTCTTGATTTTATTAAAGAAATGTGTTGACAGATTTGAATTTTTCCGATATTGCCCATAACATGAGTGAAAATAAATCTGTTGGCAGGCCCAGCAAATTTAATGACATAGACATGGTCAAGGTTGAGGCTCTCGTAAAAAGGGGTCTCACCGACCGTGAGATCAGCATGGTATTTGACGTTGATTTGACGACGTGGTCTCTCTGGCAAAATACACATCCTGAATTTTGCAAACTACTTCAGGGGTGGAAAAAATACGCCAATGAACGAGTCGAACGATCCCTTTATGAGCGCGCCGTAGGCTACGACCATCACGAGACTAAATTCTTCACCTACATGGGTGAGGTCATGAGTATGAAGACGATCATCAAGCACATCCCCCCGGAGCCAGGGGCTGCAAAGCTCTGGCTGATCAACAGGGGCGAGGACTGGCAGGACAAGCGCCAGGAGGACGTCACGCTCAAAGGCGCTGTCGCCCTGAAGTGGATTGAGCCCGGGGAGAAGGAGCTGCCTGAATGGCTGAAATAGGAAAGTATCTGCTTTACGCTGTTATTGTTGTAGTTATCGTGGCGCTCCTCGTAGTTAATTACTGGGTCAGGAATCGAGGTTTCATGTAATGGCCTGGTATGAAAAGCCTGTGTTATTTCCGGGAGGGAAGATCCCGTTCATGTTGCGTTTCCTTTTGAAGCGGGATCGCGGCGCTGGCATGCGCTATTCGCTTGCGCATAAAGAATATCGCGGGGACATTGTTCCTCGCCGCAGGTTATTGATAGCTGTGCTGGTGTTTGTTGTTGTGGTGGTGGCGGTATGGCTACGGTAACAGTTCCCTATCAGCCGCGCAGCTACCAGGCTACCATCCATCAGGAGATGGACCGTGTGCGCTTCTCAGTGCTCGTCATGCACCGCAGGGCAGGTAAGACGGTCAATGAGTTAATTAAGCGTGCAGCAATGTGTACGCTGCAGCGGCCCAGGTTCAGCTATATCGCGCCACTCTACACTCAGAGTAAATCCATCTGTTGGGATTATCTCAAGTATTACACGTCAGTCATACCCGGCATCAAGCGCAACGAGTCTGAGCTATTTGTAGAGCTACCCAACGAGGCTAGGATCAAGCTGTTTGGGTCTGATAACCCTGACAGCCTGAGAGGCCTCTATCATGATGGTGTTGTCCTGGATGAACCCGCAGATATGAAGCTTGGCCAGGTATGGGGTGAGGTTGTGCGCCCGGCGCTTGCGGATCGTGGAGGCTGGGCCGCGTTCATTGGTACGCCCAGAGGTATCGATCCTTTCTACGATCTGTACCAGCACGCGCTCGCTGATCCGCTCTGGTACGCCACGCTACTGACAGTTGATGATACAGGGGCCCTTTCACCCGAAGAGCTCGCCCAGGCGAAGGCTACGATGTCTGAGGCCCAGTTCCTGCAGGAGTTCTACTGTGACTTCACCGCTTCAAGCGATGACATCTTCATTCCGCTGTCAATTGTGCGTCCTGCGTTAGGCGCGCATCACAGTCCTGACAAATACGTAGGCGCTCCTGTGATCCTGTCATATGACATTGCCAGGTTTGGAGATGACGAGATTGTCGGGTTCAAGCGTCAAGGCCTCGTAGCTCAGATGATCATGGCGCTTAAAGGCCTTGACACGATGACCCTGGCCGGACGTATAGCCCAGGATATCGTTGAGCATGATCCTGATGCAACGTTCATTGATGAGGGCAACATGGGCGCCGGGGTGATAGATCGTCTAAGGCAGATGGGACATAAGGTCATTGGTGTCCTGGCGGGCAGTAAGCCTACACGCTCCCCAAACATATATTCGAACAAGCGCGCTGAGATGTGGGGGTTCATGAAGCAGTGGCTGCAGGACGGTGGAGCTATACCCAACGATCAGAGGCTGGCAGCGCAACTGTCTGGGCCAACGTATACGTTTGACAGTGCTGACCGGATCAAACTAGAGAGAAGTGAAGACCTTAAAAAAAGAGTTCTGGCGTCGCCTGACAGGGCGTCTGCGTTGGCCCAGACATTTGCGCACCCAGTCAAGAAGCGTGTTGAGACTAACATTGCTGTGCAGCGTGCGAGTGCAGCGTTAAGGCAGAAGCGCGATACAAGGCAGCAATACAACGTATTGGAGTACAGGTAATGATACTCGTGACATACAATCTTTCCAGTCCTGTGAGCGCTCGCCAGTTCAGGGAGTCAGAGCTATGCGGCGAGGGGCGCACATTCTCAGATAACGTTCTGGAGTTCGGGGAAGGAAGGTCCGGAGACTATCGAGTCTCACTCACAGACTACTGGGGCGTTATGTACTTTCACGCTAACGGCAGGGTTGATATCGAGATCGATCACATACCGGATAGTGAGCTGACAGATCTATTACGCGAAGTGGCGGACCGCCTGTTTGTTTCCATGCGCCTTGTGCAGCCACTACGCGGTCTTCCGCATTTGCCGCTTAAAGTGGAGCCTAACGAAGCAAGAGACAAGGCGGAGCACTAAGCCATGGCCGCGTATGATTTCAGCATAGTGACAGACACTGAGCAGCAGAAGCAGCTCTTTGGTCTGACAAGGGAGTATGGGCTCTTGATGCGCACGTTCTATGGCGGTATATGGCGAGAGGGGCAGTTCATCGATCTGATGAAGTCGGCGCATCTTTATGTAGTGATGTATGAGCAGGAAGTTGTGGGCTACTCCTGGGTAAACATGTTCAATGGCCGCAGCGCTGTTTTGCATGTGTGTCTGTTTCCCTCAGCGCCACGAGGGCGGCGTATCGAGATGGGCAAAGCGTTTCTGAAATATCTCCTGTTCTCGAAGGATGAGAACGGCGAATACTATCGAGATAGCCTGGTTGGCCTAGTTCCTGAAACACACAGGCATGTAGAGATATTCGGGCTATCTATTGGCATGAACCATATCGGCTGTATCCCTGCGGGTGTTAACATTATGGGTGAAGCTGTTGACCTCGCGATCCTTACGGTAACGCGTGAGGACTTGATGGAGGGTTAGACTATGGGCGGCGGCAAAGATCTACCTGCAGTACCGGAACCCACTCCACCCCCGAAGCCGAAGGCTGAAGTGGATGTAGCATTCAGACAGGCTCGTAACCGTGCGAGGCAACGCCCAACACGAGGTCTGCCCGGCACTGACATAACCGGAGGTCTTCTCAGCCAGTTGAGTTTAGGCAAGAAGACGCTCTTAGGACAATAAACCTATGGCGATCAAACCTGTCACTACAACTGACGAAACCCAGGGCAAGCTGAAAGGCGATGTCTCCGTTATTGTAGGGGATCTCCGTAAGCGCCACTCTGCGCTTCTGAGTGAACGCAGCCACTGGGTGACTGACTGGCGCACCCTTGCGGCGCACTTCCACCCCAAGAGGTTCAGAGCCCTGGACGAGAGCAGCGCTGACACCAATAAGCCCGGGCTGAATGACACCCTCGTCAGTAACGAGTCCGTGCGTGGCATGCGTGTCCTGGCCGCTGGTATGCAGGGAGGGATGACTTCTCCTGCAAGGCCCTGGTTCAGGCTCGGAGTTCCTCAGCCTGAAGTTGAACAGGCTCTCGCGGTTAAGGAGTGGCTCGCCGAGGTCCAGCGCGTCATGCTCAATATTATGGCCAGATCCAATTTCTACGACTCCATACATCAGCTTTACTCTGAACTCGGCACCTTTGGTTCGGGCTGCATATTCATCCTGGAAGACGTTAAGGACGTTGTGCGCTACCGAACCCTTACAGCCGGGGAGTTCTGCTTCATATCAGGTCCTCAGGGCCGCGTACAGGGTCTCTTCCGCATAGTTGACCTCACCGCTGAGAACATCGTAGAGAAGTTTGGTAAAGACAAAGTATCCAGCGCAGTAAGGACTGCTGCTGATGATCCAGGCTCTAAGGACAAGTGGTTCCAGGTAGTGCACGTAGTGCTGCCGAATCCCAAGCGTGACCCGGAAAAGATAGATGGTTCCGGCAAGCAGTACGAGTCCTTCTACTTCGAGTATGCCAAGGACTCGACGGTAGCAAGCCCCCATCTCCTGGCCTATGGTGGCTTTGAAGAGCAGCCTTTTGCGGGGCCAAGGTGGGATGTTGTAGGATCTGATGTTTATGGCCGTGGTCCCGGGATGGATGCCCTCAACGATGTCAAGATGCTGCAATCGATGATGAGTACTATCCTCAAAGCTGCGCATAAGCAGGCTGATCCTCCGGTAGTAGCGCCTTCTGACTTCTGGGATGTCAATACGGTACCTGGCGGCATCAATTATATCGACACTACGAAGGCTGATCAGCTTCGTCCGCTCTACACTGTCAAGGCTGATTTTGTAGGGGCTGCAGCTCTGGCAGACCAGGTAAAAGCAGACATACGTGAGGGATTGTATAACGACCTCTTCAAGATGTTGGCTCTTTCTGAGCGCGGAAACATGACTTTGGGAGAAGTCAAGCAGCGCATAGAAGAGAAACTCATAATGCTCGGACCTGTCATTGAGCGTCTGCACGCTGAATTGCTTGACGTTATAATCGACAGAACCTTTGAGATCTGTTTTCGGCGAGGGCTCTTTCCTCTTCCCCCTGTCGAATTGCAGGGGATTGATCTCAAGGTTGAATATATAAGTCTCCTGGCCCAGGCTCAGAAAATGATAGGCACTTCCGCTATCGATCAGTTCCTGGCTCTCATAGGCACTTACGCGGAACTGTTCCCGGAGATGGCCGATATCCCTGACACTGATGAAGTAGGCGAGCAGTATGCTGAGATGCTGGGAGTTGATCCCAAACTGGTTCGTAGCCGTGACGATCGCGAGGAAAGACGAGAGGCGCGGGCCCAAGCAGCGCAGCAGGCGCAGCAGATGGAGCAGGCCATGGCTGGCAGCCAGGCTATCAAGAACCTGGGGGATGCTGATATCGAAGAGAGTGCGCTTTCTGATCTTACCGGAGGAATGCCTTAATGAGTGAAGCGACTGACAAAGAACTCAAGGCCTTGTACCGGGAGGAGCACGAGGATCGTGTACGCGATCTGGGTAAGCTCCTTACTCGTCCTGAAGGTAAGCGCTATTTTTGGTGGCTACTTGAATCGACGCACATGTTTTCTTCTACATTTACAGGCAACAGTACGGGTAACTTCATGGAAGGCGAGAGGAACGTAGGCCTGCGCATCTTCAAGGACGTTTTAAAGGTTAACCCAAAACTTATGGGCCAGATGGCTCAGTCACATGCTGCAAAACGCAAGTCAATAGAAGCTAAAAAAACAAGGGTCAAAGAGCCCAAACTTTAAAGAAGGAGGATTGTGAGATGGCAGAAGAAGGCAAGACTCTATTAGGCGGGACGGATGACACCAAATCCGCCGATGGAGACGGTACACAGGAAGCTGATAAGGCTTCTGATAAAGTAAAAGATCCCCTGGACGTATTGAATCCCGACGATGATAACGATCTTCTGGGAGACGATGATCCTGGGGAGGATGACTCGGACGACGACAAAAAGTCTGATGACGACAAAAAGTCTGATGACGACAAGAAGTCTGATGAGGACAAAAAGTCTGATGACGACAAGTCTGATGACGACAAGTCTGATGACGACAAGTCTGACGACGACAAGAAGTCAGAAGACGACAAGAAGTCAGAAGACGACAAGGACAAAAAGGATGTCGAGGATATAAAGGTCGAGATCCCCGAGGACGTTCTGATCGATAAAGAGATTCTGTCCGAGTTCTTGAGCTGGGCCAAAGAGCAGAAAGTGAGCTCTGAACAGGCCCAGAGCATTCTGGACTTCCAGGTGAAACTCGCCAAAAAGAACGCTGAACAGTTCAAGGCCGATCAGGTTGAGTGGATAAAGGCTATCAAAGCTGACACCGATTATGGGCAGGACAACTTTGATAAGAGCCTCGTCCACGCCAAAAGAGCGATGGACCGTTTCGGTACCGGGGAACTGAAGGCGCTTTTAGAAGCGACGGGTTTCGGAGATCATCCCGAGTTGTTCAAACTCATGACCAATGTGGGACGTGCAATGGGTGAAGCTGATTTCATCGATGGCAAGGGCAATCTTGGCGACGGTGAGAAGGATGCAGCGGAGCTGATGTTTGAGGACGTCACCTTTGGCGGTGAAAAATAACCTTTAATTGGTAAGGAGGATTCACAATGGCTACTGTAGGAACGAGAAATCTAACTCTGGCGGATGTTGCTCGTCGGAAAGATCCCAGCGGCAGGATCGCCAAGATCGTGGAATTGCTCGCTGAGACCAACGAGATGTTGGACGATATGGTTGTCAAGGAAGCCAACGACGGCACCAACAACAAGACGACTGTGCGTACCGGCATTCCTTCCGGAACCTGGCGTAAACTGTACGGCGGGATCCAGAGCACCAAGAGTGAGACCGCGCAGGTCATAGACTCGTGCGGCATGCTTGAGGCGCTCCCCAAGATCGATGTTGATCTCATCGATAAGAGCGGCGATCCGAGAGGCGCACTGCTTTCTGAGCATGTTGCCCACCTCGAAGGTCTGAGCCAGGACGTATCCCAGGTTTTCTGGTATGGCGATACGACCGTAACTCCCGAGAAGTTTATGGGTCTGCACCCCCGGTATGATGAGTACCGCAGATCTGCACAGAGCAAGCTCTACAGCGATTACAACGTCATCCACGGTGGCGGTTCCGGCGCAGATAATACTTCTATTTGGCTGGTAACGTGGGGTGACAATGCCTGCCACGGTATCTACCCCCAGGGCTCTGTTGCTGGTTTGCAGTCCAAGAACCTGGGAGCGCAGCTTACCCCTTCGGATGATTCCAGCGGGGACTTCATGGCCTATGTGACTCACTATAAGTGGGACATAGGTATCACGGTGCGTGACTGGAGAAGCATCGGCAGGATCGCGAATATCGATGTTTCGGTTCTCGAAGGCGGTACGAGAGCGCTTGTCGATAAGATGATCGAACTCTCTGAGCGTGTTCGCGGCTCCGGGCGCAGAGTGTGGTACATGAATGAGCGCATCAGGACGCAGCTCAGGCTGGAGATGCTGAAAACCACGAATGTCAACCTTACCTTTGAAACGGTTGAAGGTAAGAAGGTCATGATGTTCGACGGCATGCCCATTCGTGTGAGTGATCAGCTTCTGCTGACTGAAGCGGTCATTTCCCAGGCCAGTTAATTCTGAGCCAATTCTTTGAGGAGGTTAAGTTATGATACTCGATAGGTTTAACGAGTTTTCCGATGCTGCAGAGCCTGTCGCAAGTGGAGAGCAGTTCTCTGATGTGATAGATCTGGGTTCGGCTGGAGATGCGGAGGCGAGACGTATGCGTCTTCACATTATTATTCTGGAAGTCTTTGCGGGTGCCGGAACCACGGTGGAGTTTGAGTTGCAGACTTCTGATACCGAGGCTTTCAGCGCTGTTACTGCTCTCTGGAATAGCGGCGCTATTGCCAAAGCTACGTTGGTAGCGGGGTATAAGGTTACTGGTGAAGGCGGTTTGGTGCTGCCTTCCGGCTGTCTCCAGTATCTCCGAATGTCCTACACCAATGATGCTGCTTTCGCGACCACTGGCATCCTGGATGCTTTCCTGTCCAACGATGCCGACACCAACGAGTTTTAACAGGTAAAGTAGCATTTCCTACCTGCCTGCGCTCCTTTGGGAGGGCAGGCAGCCTAGGAAACCCTACTTTTAAAAGGAGGCAGTTGAAATGAGTGTAACAGGAAGATGCATAAACACTTGCACTACCCCGAAACAGGGGTTCATTGAGGAAGACCAGGTTATCGAATTTTCTGATATTAACACCTGGGACGTTAAGAAATTTCCTTTCCTCAAGCATTTTGAGGAGATCGCGGTATTAAGTGACAAGAGCGATGATCCGCTCTTTGACTAAGGAGGAGATAAAATGCCGATCCCATACGAAAGAAGTGATGCCCGGGCGATTGGAAAATATACGCCCGTCCAGGTGTTTGCGCCAGATACGATTTCCGCGAGTTTGACGGATCACGACGTTTCCAATGTCCTGGCTGTCAGAACTACCGCTGACGGAACCTACTATATCAATGCGGCTTCCGGTGCTACAGCTTTCGTCCCTGCCGGAACGATCATAGGCATAGCAGCCAGCGTGACGGATCTTGTGTTTGCCTCTGCCCAGGTTCTTGAAATAATGAATATCTAGGAGGGATCATGTCTTTAGATCTTGGCATTAACCTTATGAACAAAAGGATAATTCTTCCTACGTTTAACGCACCTTTTGATGATCCTGATAATCCGTTGCACGTGATCCGTGGCGGCCCACTCACCATGGTCCGAGCCACGCCCGCTACCTATCTCCATCCCACAACCAACTTCATCACCTCAGCCGCCAATAATGTACTCCGTATCGAAGCGAACGGTGCGTTAATAGAGGGTGCGAGGACTAATTTATGTTTACAAAGCCAGACTCTCGGGACTACATGGACACCTACAAATATCACAGTTACTGATAACGATGGTGTCTCACCGGATGGTACTACTAACGCTGAACTACTCACTTCGACTGCGGGTAACGGGACTTTAATCCAGGATTTAGGGGCTATAGCAAGTGATGCAAAAGTATTCTCAATTTATCTGAAACGGAAAACAGGTACCGGGAATATTGATTTAACCTTAGACAACGGCGGGACGTGGACAACTAAAACAATCACAACCTCATGGGCTAGGTACGAAATCACCGCGACGGCTGCCGACCCCGATGTCGGAATCAGGATAGTCACATCAGGTGACGCTATTTGGGCGTGGGGCGGTCAATTAGAGGATTCGGCCTCTTTTGCGAGTTCCTACATCCCGACCGTTGCGGCGAGTGTTACTAGGAATGCGGATGACCTTACTGCCTCACAAACAATATCAGGGACAACAGGGACGATGATAGCTACAGTTAAAAGTTTAGCTGCCTCTGTCAGCGGGGTTAATAATTATGTTCTTGATATAGGAGCTGCGAATAGTCCGGTTGCGTATAGGCAGGGAGTTTCGGGCGTATTAGCTGCCTATGATGGGTCTGCGGAACGTTTAGGCCCAACATGGAACGACACAGCATCCCAC